ACCACTAGATTGTCAACAGTGGTCTTACCGCCGTTTGAATGGGCGATAACATGGGCACCGACCGCATCTTTCATTGTTAGGTCTTTACCATCGATGAAATCCTTATAATCTTGCTTGATTAGAGCACTCTCGATTTCCTCGTAGGTGAAGCAACGCTTAGGATCAAGCAACATTAAACCACAATCATCGAGATTAAAGCCTTCCATAAACAGCGCAAGGCTTTTATCATACTTCCATTGATCGTTCAAGTCACTTTTAAGATACTGAGCAAATGCTTCTGAAACGACACGAACCTTACCGCTACGTTCTTTAAACGTAACATCTTCACAAGAAAGAGCCGAGTCCATAGCCTTGGTGAAAGCCTTCCAAAACTCTTCAGTATTTTCAACCTTAAAGGTCTTATAATTTTCTTTAAGATAGAAATACAAACGAACCAACATTTCGTATTGCTTATGAGATAGACCACGATTGTGTTTAACCCTACGGGCTGTATCGGCAATATTGACGATAAAGTCCAAAACATCATAGAGCTTTTTCTTGGCCTTTTTAAGGTTTTCAGCATCAGCCAAAAACTCTTCATATTCTACATACATGGCATCAAGATTATCATCACTTGCAACGATTGACTTTTCACCTTTTAGAACACGGTAAAGTAAACGTGCAGTTTGTTCATCCAGATGAAGACCTTTGTTATTAAAGGTCAGATAGGTATATTCCATATCATTCTTTGAGTTATACTTCCAATCAAAGAGAAAATGAGGAATATTACCAACCTCATCAATTTTGCGTGTGGTTCGACGAACAAGAACCGCAACTGGGTTTTGAGCGGAACTATTACGCATTTCCTGACGATTAACTGGAGTTGTGGTGTTGGTGTTACGGAAAGTCTCACCGATTTCTTTAGTGGAGATTTCACCATATTCGATGAAACGGATTACATAGCTAAGGAAATGCTTCTTAGCCTTTTCATCAAGGTCTTTATACCTTAGACCTTCATACTTGCTACCCTTTGGAAGGACAAACTTGTTTTCATAAAACTTTAGAATGGCTCGTTTACGATTACCACCATCAATAGACGCCTTCACACCTTCATAATCACAAAGTTTAATTTCACCAATATCCTGTCCGACCATCATAGCAGCAATAATACATTGCGCCTTAGAGGCTTTTCCCTTTGCACCGCTATCGAGACGCTGCCACTCAGGGTCAACATTCCAATTATCTCGTTTAGCTTCATTAACAAATTGATCGACGGTACGGACTACATAATTCCAGTTAGACATTCTAAGATTCCTTCTGTTAAGGATAGATACCTGCTGTCACTATTGATCAGCATGGTACCTATCCTACACGGAATTTAAGGAATGTCAAGGGCTAGATTTGTCTACAATCAGTGTTCGTAAAAGTCATCAACCTCGTCAAAGTCCTCAAGATGTTCCATCCACGCTTTCTTGAGGTTCTTTAATGGTCGCTTTTTGGAAACCTCAGATTGTGGCCGTTCCAGTTTACGGCCGCCATACTTCTTATCTTCTTCATACAATTCTGCATAAATTGGATCAATCTTCTGTGAATGTGTTTTCATGTCAATATTTCCTGTTTAACCTTAATCCTTTGAGTGCAAAGTTATCCCGCCATGCCTCGAATGAGGGACCATGGCCCACCGGTTCATAGTGTATATACTGAAAGTGATGGATCATTTCATGTGCAAGAACCTCTACGAATGTTTTCTTATCTCTAAACGTTTCATCAATGATGATTTTTGTTTTGGGATAGAGAGGATCTTTTTGTCGGTAAAAGGAATAAACACCATATTCTGCCCACAAGAAAGTAACATGTAGTTCATCGACTGGAGGGAGTTTGTTCCCGAACATCTGTTGATTAAGTATGTTGAACCATTGCCTACAGATACGAGGTGATGGTCTGTAAGTTTTCCAATCATACTCTAAATCCTTAAGAAGATTACTGTTTCTTCGGTGTCGGGATAATTTCTCCGAGTGCTTCATTGATCAGTGATGGTGTTAGATATGGTACTTTTAAATCTTTTTTCAAGATGCCAATAAACACATCGGCTTCCTGTTCCTCAAGAGATTCTAAAATCTGAATAAGGAGTTCACTCTTTCGCTTCTCAGCTAGACCTGCTGGCACACGTGGATTGTCCTGCATGAACAGGTAAATCCTTTGCAAGGCCTGTGACATATTACCATAAGCCATGCCAGCTGGCATCTTCTCCCTTTTAAACTGTGGGATATCGGTGATGGAGTATTTGACATTTGGATGGAATACACCCACGAGAACATTTCTCAATGCAAAGCCATCATTATTTCTTAGGACATCAATACGCTCGGCTTTGTTAGTTGCTGCCTTAAATTCGTCCAAAATTTCATATACGTTTTTCTTACTCATTGTTTCCTCAAAAATCATTGATGCTGTCTGTCATTGCCTTTAAGTTCTTGGCAATGAAGTAGTTCAACATTCTCTCCCTTGGAGCCGCCTTCGTTTCTTCGAAGGCCGCCACTATCTTGTCTTGAATGTCTCCAGGTATATAGTCAAAATCAACGAGAGTTTGATTGCGCTTAAAGCCACGAAGCATAGAATCCGTGGTGCAAAATTCCTCAGCACTCTGACCTATCCATTCGTTTAGTTTCTTACTATTTAGCACCTTCTGACGTTCTCCTGCCGCAAAGGTGTTGTCGGCTGATAGAAAGTTTGGAATGCCGTCGCCACGATCACCACGAAGGATATGCTCTTTCACAAAGACCGATGGGTTATCAATCTTAATAAACCGCTTTAGAATAGGTGAATACTGGGTGACATTTGAATACTTTTGCAACTGACCAAAGTCTTTATCAGATGATAGAATAAGGACTTGACCATGAGGTGATAGTCTAGCAGTTAGAACGGCAATAACATCGTCCGCTTCTGCACCATCAACATCAATGACCTTGTATGGGAAGTTTTGTTTAAATTCATCCCGTAGCTTATTCATAGTATCAAAGATCATACCCCAATCTAAGCCTGAATTGGCACGGTCAACCTTACGCTGTGACTTGTAGAATGGGAAATAGTTCTTACGCCAATAGTGTCTGGAGTCGCAACAAAGGATCACATTAGGATATTTTGCTTTGAATTGTTTCACATTGGAACGGATAGTATTGATTGCCATATGGCGGACCAAATCTTCGGATAGTCCTTCTCCTTTAGAAAGCATCTTTATATGCTGCATTAGATTGGAGATAAGAACCTGATTAAGATCCACTAGTATATAAGACATTGTTTAATCCTTTGAATTGATACCCTATAATGGTATCATTATTCTTCATCGTCGTCAAGTTCGGCCTTGGCTTTAGTTAAGTCTTCCATAATTTCATTGATCTTAGCTTGCAACTCTTCCTTAGTCATTTCATTTGTATTACCTTCAATCAACTTTACATTGTCATCAATAAAAGGATGAAGGTGATGGTCGAAACCAAAAGATCGGTACACGGCAGCTTTAAGTGAGTCGATAACTAGTATAAAGTCCCTGGAGAATTGTTTGTCTTGGACATCTACATAGTAATTATCCAGTTCTGTTATCATAATTCCAGTTAGTTCATCAACAATGGTGTCCGCTAACTTTTGATCGGCACGTCTGGCTCTTTCTTCTAACACTTCACCTGGGATATCACGAACAACTTTGTGCTTTGGAAACTCGATAACTTTATCGGTCATTTACTTATCCTTATTTTTATATTCTTGGTAAGTTCCATATAAAACAAATACGACAGCCACTATACCCATAACCATACCTGTATAGATGAAAGTCCAGATCACATCAATCTCAGTTGTTTTCAAAATACTTGCGACCATAGTCCATTACCTCACTTTTGGTTCTCTCATATAATCCTATGTATTCGTCTTTACTCCAATCATCTTTACATACATTCTCGTACCAATAAAGAAAAGCCAACTTGTCTATCATATCAATTCTGTCTACAGCTATATGATTATAGAAATGATTATTCTTCATTTGATTATCCTCAAGAGTGTTGTATCTTTGTTGATACGACCATTGGCTTTATTCTCGGTTGTGGTTAAGTTCTTCATTAGATTACGAAGATCAACCTTACCAGCAATCATCAACTGTGGTATGATTTGTTCTGGCTTGCGGATTTTCTTAGTGATGGAAGCATCCGTATCATATCCTGTAATCGTAGTCCCTCTGACAGAAAGGCCCGAACGACCCACGGCATGATAAACAGAAAGATTGCGAGTTTTAGGATTGTAGACCCAAAGTTGAGACGCATTGATAATTCCTTTCGGATCAATACTGGTGATATTTAGTTCTTTAAACTCAGGTAGAAATTGTAGCTTGGACACAAGAACGATAGCAGGCTTAATCTTCTTGGCACGAGGCTTACGAATGGCATTACCAGCACTTTCAACCTCAATCATCTGATCCATTATTCTCTTTATGAATAGACCCATGATTTTAAGAACTGGCTTGCGCCAGCCTTTATACGCTTCCACAAGGTCGGCGTCTTTGCCTTCTTGGGCTTCGGTGATTTCTTCGTATTGAGGACGGAAGTGTTCGACAATCCTCTTCGCAACTTGCGGTTTAATTCCCTTCTCAAGGGACCACTTCTTAATGTCAAATTGAACAACTCCTTCTTGGAAGAAAACATCTAACTGTTCTTCCAGTTCACCTATTAGATCCGATGCCTTGTTATTGATACGGTCTTGAATTGATACGACTTTTTGTGTAGGTTGATCTTCTTCACTCTCCGCACTCTTCGAAACATCCAACACCGTTGAGGATAAGAATAACAATCGACCTTCGATTTTGTCCCATAGACCTTCTGGCAATGTTGAACCGTTTTCAGCCAATCGGCAATTCCAACCGATATTGTGTAGATCGATGGACTTGACTGCTCCCAGCTTTGCGATAACATGTTTGTCATACTTGATACTCTTTAGGTAGGATATAACGAACGCTTTGGCATCGTCACTTGTATAGAAATAGTTGAACCAATTGTAGGCTCTGGCCAAGTCGGCCTGTGTGGAGTCCTCTGTCACTGTAGGTTCAGGACCGAGATACTTTTCATCCGCAAACTTAGGGCGTCTGACGGCTGTGCTTTTCACTTTTCGCTCCTTTGTCATGATTTATCTTTGTGTTCAAGCCAAAGTTTAAATAATTCTTTCTCTCTACCAATTGCTTCTTTTTCCCACGGTAGGTTTCTATATCCTACGATGTTCTCGTTATACATTACTTTATTCCACATTTGGTAGTTACCAGAACACATATCAACCAGTTCTTTACGAGCATACTGTTTAACGTGGACCAATTCATGTGCAAGTGTTCTCAATAGATATATGTGACCTAAGTCGGCTTCTATATCTACCTCGAACTCTCGGTGATTATGGTTCTTGGCATCAATATCTGTCCACGTGGCCATACCGAAACATTTGGTGTTCTTGTAAAAGTTTTTTCTCAGTCTAACTTTAACAAGAACAGTCTTGCTAAGGCGCCCCATAAGATGGTCACAAAAAAATGAAGCAGCCTCTTTTATCTCACGCTTTTTCATCTTCTTTGCGGTTCCGTATATCTTAATGTGCGCCATGTTCTCCTCAGGTAAAGATGTGACTATGACTTTTAAAATCGTTTATCACACATATTCCGTCTTCCGTATATCCTTTATCCTGCTCTATTTGCTCTGCTTTGTCAAGGGCTTCGTTAAGTGTATGAAATACTTCACACTCTCCGAATACGGAAAGGATAAATTTGTCGTCACCATCATAACGGAAAGTTTCTTCATTAAACTTACCATAAATAGAATCGATGGCATGTGCATATGCTACACGATATTCTGGTCCTTTTTCTGTTTCAGTCAAAAGGACATAAACACCATTATCGGTCGACATTAGCTAGCCTTTCTCTTTCTACCTTTAAGTCTATGAGCCTTACGTTTTGTTGACCCAATCTTTCGACGGCCCTTTCGAGGTCTATTCTTGTGTGGATGCGGCATTATCTACTCCTTCAATATTTGTTTCACTGAATCCAAACGAAATGAACGCCAACCACCTGCATCGATATCCCACACAGACTGAACATTATCATTCAACTGCCGTTTAGCTGGTGTTGGCTGCTGATTATCATACTCGGCCAGAACTTGAGGAACATAATTATTAGATAACGTGGCTCGCATGGTTCTCTCTGAACCGTCGGCCTTTTCAAATACAACGGTAACAACACCGTTTTCTAACTGTTCCTTTAGTGCATACTTATCGATCATATCTTACTCCCTGCGATCCGGTAAATCAAAATAATGGTCAACGGCACCTTTAACCTTATCATCGGATGCAGCATAGTATTCCACATCCAGAATGGACATTAGGATCTGTTCATAGTCACAGGATTCTAATGTTTGTTTGGCTAACTCCAAATATTCCCGTTTAGTGATCTGTCTCTTATTTATAGCCGGCTTGTTTACAAAGCCAATACGCATATCAGGAGTAACAGTAGGAAAAGGTAGCACATTTGACATGATAGTTCCTTACGAGTTTAGCAACTTTTCTAACTCATTATAACCGCCAATAAACTTTTTGTCAAGTGTTATTATAGGAAAAGTTCTGGCGTCAGGAAACATTTCCAGAATGGTATAACGGTCAAAATCCTTACCTAATTTGTAGACAACGTATTCCTTTGCCTTTAACTTTAATAGGGTGATTGCCTTATCGCAGAACACACACTGGTCTTTTGAATAGACTGTAATCATAATATCTCCTTTAGAATAGATGCTGGGCTAGAACCATACATGATATCCATGCCCATAGCGTATTGAAACCAACCAAAGTTGGTAATAGTTTCTTGTTGCTGGCCCATATGAGAGTGAGGGAAGTGGCTAATGTGAGGAAATATAACTGCCAAATCTGTATACCGAAGATTAGGCCCGGCACAATGATGATTGCCTTGGCAAGCCAAGATACAAACTCAACCGTATTGTAATCTGTCCAATATTCTTTGGTGAACCACATACCGTAACATTCTTTGATCTTTTGGAATGTGCTATGTTTATAAGCAATCGCTATCAATATAAACCATATAACAGTTGCTATTGCTATTTTTTCGGCTGACATTTCACATGCGACTTTCTAACTCTTACCATTATCCAAGAATTGTAGTAACCTTCCGAGAGTAATGCGTCCCTATCAAATTGTTCTTTTGCTTCATAATACGACGCTTCACCTTTGCTCTCACATAGACGCAGGATTTCCCGTGTGAATTTCTCCTTACCGAAGATTTCCACGTGGTGTAAAAGTTCTTTATTGCTGCCATAATAATCCATCCAATCAGAGTCGACCTGCTTCTTCACCCGCTTACCTTTCTTCTTGGTTGAGCGGGTAAACTTGAATAGCTTTTTACCAACATACTTACGACCTGTAGGAACACAGGTGATAAGATATACAAAAGCCACTACGCCTTCAGGTACCTCAGAGAACGGTTCTTTGTTATAAGTCCATGACATGGACCTATATAGTTACTCTTCATATTCATCTATTTCTGGTGGATACTTTTCATTCCAGACTTCATCAAAAGCTGGATCAATGTCTAGATATCCGTCGATACCTTTAATTTCAAATTCTTCTAGAACCTCTAGCAATACTCTATAGACCTGCTCCCTTTCGAGAATGCCTACATCGCTTTCAACTAACTGTTCTATGAATTGACCAAATATGGCTGCTCTTTCTCCTGCCATTACTCCTTTTCCTTTCTGAAATAAGACATATAGGCTTGGACCGAATCAACCATCATTTTGTAACCAATATTGGTCGCTATCATAAAGTTTCTGTACCACTCATATGAGGTACTCCTGGCCAGTATGTCTGGTTCTTTTGGTGTTCTTTTCTTTCGTTTATGTTTCTTTTGTAATAGTGCCTTATCATTTATCATCGACTCAAAGAATTGTATTTTCTTTTCATTGATTTGTTGCAGAGATAGCAAGATGAGATCAGGACCCATCACCCGCCTTGCCTTTCTCATTTTCTTAGCTAAGTATCTAGCAGTATGTAACTGCTCAAGTAATATTTCATCCAGTTCATCCATGTCATCACTACGGTACAATCCGAATAGTTGTATTAGGGTCATGCTTTACGATATTGTAAAGTGTAGCAGCGTTAGTAGGTGATAGACGAACACAGCCGTGAGAAGCAGGACGCCCCAAACTACCTGTATGAGGAGTAGCGTGGATAGCATATCCACCAGAAAAGAAAATAGAGTGTGGCATGGGCGCATTGTCATATTTCCTTGAATAGTGCATTGGTTGAAGGGAGTATGGATGGAATGTTCCAGTTGGTGTATAGTATCCTTTTCTTGCGGTTGATACTGGCCATTGATACGATCCATAGTCACTATCAACTTGCATCATTTGATGTGATTTACTAATAGTGATATCAGTTTGTGCCATTGCTGGTGTAGCAAATAACATCATAGTAATAAGTAGTTTTCTCATATTTCACATCCTCCTGCGGTACATGCCAGCGTTTGTGTTCCTTCTACATTATCTTCTATCTCAACTAGTGAATCCCAATCAAGATGCTCTGGAATTGAAGGCAACATTGCTTTATATAGGTCTTCGCTTATTTCCTCATAAGGAGCCTGACGATATGAGCCACCGTCATGTGGTAAGAATGATACGCCTGACATTTCATCAAAGTGATCATATACCCAAGCACCAACTTTCATCCATTCTTCTTCTCTTACATTGATTGTAACGGATGGCTTATGCTCACACCATGCTTCTTGATATACAGCCCATAGTTCAAGATGTTTGATAGCATCGATGTCGTCTCTTACAACTGCGCCTTTAGGTGCTTTCATTGGAAATGAAAATACAGTTGTGGACTCAGGCTTCATAACATCTGGTTCCCAAGGCACACCTTTGTCTTTCATAAACCGTGTGAGAGGATCTTTATTATCAGCCCGAACACGACGAATATAGAACTGACTGTGGCGAGGATGAATACCACTCGCTGAGTCGCATAGCTGCGATACAGTACCAGAAGGTTTAACGCAAGTAATAGCAGCAGCGGGATTGATTCCAAGAGTAGTTGCGAGTCCATTGTTCACCTCAATTGCAAAGTCACGTAGAGAAG